CAACAAGCTTGATGCCCGCCTAGATTCCATCTGGGACCGGTTCCTGGCATACGGGAAGGGTCTGTTCTACATTCGCCCCACCCAGAAGACCTATCGCCTGTACTGGTTCGATAAGGATGCTTACCGAACCTACTACTCACCTGATGGCGAACTAGAAGAAGTTGTCATCATCTATCCCTATAAGGTGAAGTCCTCTCGGGGCTTTGGCAATGTCGGCCTGTCGACAGATAAACGCTACATGCGTTTGCGGATTACAGCCACGGAGATCGAGGAGTTCCATAGCGAGCAGGAACTGAACTTTGACATGCCTCAGGAGTTCGCCACCCTGGATAAGAAGACTGTAATTAACACCATGGAGTTCATTCCGTGTGTTGAGGTCTTTAACAATCCCGATGCCTTTGGCACCGACGGCAGCGGTGAGTTTGAGTGGATTGCCAATCAGATCGTTGCCCACGATGAGATGGTTAAAAACATCCGGGCAAACCTCTCCTTCTTTGGTAACCCGACTCTGCTGTCCTCCCGTCCTAAACAGGACATCGTTGAAACCCGCTCGGAAGATGGCGTTGTTCAGCGCCCCAGCATCGCCAGTTCTTCTGGCTTCCAATCGGAGTTCAGCCTTTCTAGCTCTACCTTCAAGCAAGACCCTGTAACCCGCAACGCCCCTGGCTACATCGGCCAACCTGGTGGCGGCATGCGGGTGCCACGAGTGATTGCCAACCTGGAGCCAACAGACCGCGTCGGCTTCATCACGCCCAACGCTGTGAGTACAGACCAGGCTCGTTACGTTGATCAGCTGCGTTCTGAGATTCGTCTGTCGCTAGGTGGCATCGATGACCTCTCGATTACCAATGTCACTGCCACTGAAATTAAGTCGGCGTATGGACGGGTTAGTGCCACTGCTAAGAAGAAGTGTCTGCAGCTGTATACCTACGGCATTTGCAAATGCTTTGAGTTGATGATCTTCCAGGAGGAGCAAATCTTCCGCAAGACACTGGCTTATGCGTCGGGCCTAAAGTATCCAGAGCCTCCAACAGAAGAAACACCAGAGGCAGTTCAAAAATATGAACGCGCTAAAGCACGCTACGAGAAGGGTTTACAGAAAGCTATCGACAAAGCTCTGGAAACTAAAGAGATACCTCCTGGGGTGCTTGGTCTTGCTCCTGATGGTGATCGGTCAGTGGCATGGCGCTGGATGGGACCTGTGTACGAAGATACTGCACAGGATAAATTGAACCAGTCTATCTTTACCCGAAACCTACAGGAATTAGGGGTTGATAGCATTGAAGCACTGAAGTATTTGTTCCCTTCAAAAACGGATGATGAGATTGCCGGAATGCTTTCCGGTTTTCCCTTCCGTATGGTGGGTCAAGTACAGAGGGCCTACTCCACATTTATTGATCTCATCAATCAAGAAATGCGGACACCTCACCCGCAGCAACCGGATCTTCCGATGGCTGCGGACCCGAGACTTGATCTCACTCCGTTCCTTTACCGAACTCTCGAAAGCCTACAAAAAGAGGTAACCTATGCAGGCCGATACCGCAATGCCGACCCAATCGGCACCCCAAGTATCCCCGACCCAACCGATCAGCTACGGGGCTCCGGTGGCGCAGACGGCGGCACAAGCCCCAGCGGTTTCAACAGCGCCCCAATGGGTGGCTCCTTACCAGCAGGCGGTGGCCCCAGCCCCGCAAATGCAGGCCCAGATGGGGGTAGCCGACCCCTACAGCCTTACTCAGTCGTACCCCCAGGCGACGCCCCAGCAAGCGGAGAACCCGTACAAGGAGGCGTTCAACCGGGTGGTGGGTCTCCTGAGTTCGCCCGTCCAATTCCCGTTCCAGGGTCAACAGTCCGTGGCGACGCAACAAACCGCCCCGGCCAACTACGGTTCCCAAGCGGCAACCCCGTACAGCAGCCAGGGGATGCAGACCTGGCAGCCTGGAACCAACAGCAACCAGGCTTACTCCAGCAACTCTTCCCAAACTTCGCAGGAAATCAGCCGGGACCAGCTCCTCGCCAACGGCGTAAGTGAGCAGAGCCTGGCCGTCATTGACCACTTCGGTCCTGACGCTGCCAACATCCTTAACGATTATTCCTGCCGTCTGGAAGATTCGCTGATCACCACCAATCAGCAACTGCAGGAAGCTGTGGCCCTGCTGCAGGAACTCTCCAATGAGCACCGCGCTTACGAGACCATCCTGACCGATCCTGATGTGCTGGCTGATTACACCTGCCAGTTCTTCGGTGAGAATGGCCCCTACCCGATTCCCGATGAAGAGATCGGCATGGCTCCCGCCGGCATCCGCACTGGCGTGACCCCGATGCCTCAGGCCCCTGCTACTCAGGCTCCCGTCGCCCAGTTCCAGCGTCCTGAGATGCCTGTTCCCCCTCAGCCCCAGGCCCAGAATCAGCCTGTTGATTTCTGGAATAACTTCGGTGCCCTGGCTGAGCGTGACCCCGGCAACGCCTGGCGCTATCTGAACATGGCTTCCCCTGAAGCCTTCCGTCAGAAGCTCCTGGTGATGGAGTGATCTAGAACTTAGTAAAAGTAAAATAAGGGGTAGCAATAGCTGCCCCTTTTTATTTGTATTTATGGCAGACATCAGGGCAAGGGTAAAAGGATTAACTGAGCGTGTTGCCGGCGCAGTACCTGGAAGTATTCAACGTTCAGCTAGTCAATTAGGTGGCGGAGTTGCAGGCGTAGCCCAATCGGTTGCAGCTCCGGTTGCATCCGGACTGGAGAAAATGGGCGCCGCTGCTATGGCAGAGCGTGTGAAAGCCGGAGCCTCCGCAGTTGCAGGCTTCCAAAAGAATCAACTGCCGGGAATGGAGAACCTGACGGGTTCTCGAGTTCTTGGTTATGGCGGCATGGCTGCAGGACTCCTGGGCGCTGGCGCAGCTGGACTGGCCGCAGGCGTCGCCGCATCTCGTCAATCGGAAGAGAAACGTCAGCGCATGGCAGGAGATCGTCCCATTGTCGGCGGTAACGTGATGCCTGCTGACCTACAAGCTGGTTACTTGAACCTGGCAGTTCCCGGCTCTCCGCTTGGCGGCATGGGACTGCTTTCTGGTAACCACCTTCGCCAGGGTCAGAACATGCAGGACATGCTCGTTGCCCAGCAACACCGCATGAAGGATTCCATGGTGATCTCCCGTGGCAACCTCCCGCTCTCCTATCAAACATCTGAGGAAGACTGAAATGAAAAAACCGTCTCGCCAGGACGCTAAGAAGAAGGCCGCCCAGGCCAAGCAAGTGTTAGAAGTTGCCGCGATGCTCAAAGGCGGTGCCATTGACCCTGAAGTTCAGTCCCCACAGATTGATCTCCAGCCTGCTGATGGCTTTGTGAATCCGTATCACGCCATGGGTGCCATGAACCCTAACCTCTACACCCCTGGCAACATGCTTGGCGGCGGCATGATTGGCATGCCCGTTTATAACCCTGAAGCCTAATGGCGTCTGCTGGGCGCGAGCAAGCCATTGCGCTTGGACTTAATGCAGCAACTGCATTAGGTTCCCCGCTGCTTTTGGAAGGTCTAAGCCACGCTTACTACAAAAGGGCTGAAAAAGAAACAGGATTTGTTGTTGATCCTGAAAATCAACGCAGAGCAGAAGCTAAGAAAAAAGCGCTCCTGTTTGCCCACAGTAAAGATATCGGTAAAGCTGCACCCAGACCCATCCTAAATCCTGGCATGGGACGCGGAGGTTCCTACCAATTTGATCAAGAGGGCGAAGTCGATACACTGCAACACGGACCTCAAGCCAGTCAGTTTGTCCTGGCGCACGAACTTGGTCACCGCTCTATTGAGGCCAAGCCGGGATTCATGCAACAGGTGCAGCGGCGAACATATGGAGGTGCGGTGCATCCTTTAATTCAGACCGCAACACAGATTGCTGCCGGAGCTTTTGCACCGTCCACCAGAAGGGCAGTGGCCCTGGGCGTTGGCAGCGGTTATTTAAATCAATTAGGAACCATTGCCACTGAGGTCGAGGCAACACGCCGTGGCGCAGGTTATCTCAAGGAAGCTGGCATCCCGATCTCACCTGCGATGCGGATGGCCCAGCTAGCGAGCTATGGAGTTGGAACCGCCCTGGAAGGCGCACGGAACGTAGCAATTGGACGCGGCCTGAGGGCAATTGCTGGTCAGCTTACATAATCAGAAGTAGTAAGTGTTGCTATAATTTTGTCAATGGAACGGAAGTTCCAGGTCCACAGAGGCACCGGGAAACCGTTGGCCCCTGTTCCATGGATCTTCCGGATCCTGGTTTCAGCCAAATACTACGCTGAATTCCTAACATGTTCATCGATAGCTAGCTTAGATCCTGATAGGTATTTCCTTTTAGGATTTGGTAAATGGCTATGTGTGTGCAATTAAACTGCTCCGCAATTTTTCGATAAGAAAGACCTTCGGACTTAAGCTGTTTAATTAGCTCCACGTCAGGGCTAGAAAATTTTCTCAAGCTCTTCTTAGCCTTACCTCTGCTGGCATATCCATTTTTGGAGTAACAGCCAGATTTCCTGGCACGCTCATAGTTTTCTCTTTTAGTCACAACCTCCAAATTAGAAAGGCAGTTGTTCTTTTTATTTTGGTCGATGTGGTCAACCTGAAGAGAATCCCCGTGAACACCGTGCCTGTTTAAATCTAGTTCCAAGAATGTGACTGCCATCAACACATGTACACTGTGTCTTTCACGTTTGCCATTGCGAACTACTGAGATTCTTTGATATGTGCTTGAGTTGCTAATTGGAATTGGCTCAAAAGAATTATTTATCTTTTGATAAGCAATCCCAGTTTCATCGAAATAGAGGTTTTCAAATCCAGGAACTGCTGTTGGATTCATTTTGTTAATTAACAATTTGATTCAACATAGCAGACCTTAGCTAAGCAGTCAACGTTGTCGCCTGATTGGGCAACCAGTCAGTGAAACACTGGGTGAATTCAGGGAAGCCCTAACGTAAAGCCGAGGGTAATCCTGAGCCAAGCCAACCAAGTTCGTGGTTGGAAGGTGCAGAGACTAGGCGGTGAATGACGCTTCATTCGTAATACGCCATTAGCGCCCAGCACCCCTTGCGGGTGAAGAGATAGTCCACCCCTTCAAGAGATTGAAGATCAGGAGAACGACTTTCCTAAGCTGCTGGGTGCGGAGCTGTACCGCCCCCATCCGGCTTACATCGTGGAAATGGCTTGCGAGCCTGTGGTCGTCCACGACTTCACCAAACAGCCTGGTCAGACCGTCCAGCTGGATCGTTACCGCTTCTGGGGTAACCCCGGCACGAAGACCAACCGTGAGCGTACCCAGGATCAAACCATCGGTACTGCTAACAGCCGGTCCATCGTCAAGGACAAAGTGCTGGTGTCTCTCCGTGAGTACACCGGTCCTGCTGATCCGAACAACGCCAACCTCCCGAGCACCTTCAAGATTGCTCGTGAGACTCTGATGACCGCTCAGCGTCTGCTGCTGGACACCGGGAACCTTAACATGTTCCACCAGTCCATCGGTTCGCTGACCCTGCTGGATGACTATCGCCGCTGGCGCGACCGTGTGTTCCTGGACGAACTGTTCAAGTCCGAGTCCCGTGGTCAGTCCTCCGACACCCAGGGTGGTTACTACTATCCGAACAACCACGCCAAGACTGGTACCACCACTCTGGCTACCTACACCGCCACCGAGTACGCTTCCGAGCGCTTCAAGTTCAACGTTAAGACCGACCTTCTGAACGTTGTGAAGAGCCTCCGCAAGCGCAACGTGCCTGTGTTTGCCGACGGTTACTACCGTTGTATCGCTGATCCTTCCTTCATGAAGGACCTGCGTGCTGACCAAGGCTTCCGCGAAGTGGCTCGCTATCCTGGCACCGGCGCCCCCAACCCTCTGATGGGCATGATGGCTCCGAACGCTGCCCTCTACGGCGGTGGTCAGTTTGGCCAAGCTCAGTTCGTGGCTGGCGAACCCGTGATGCCTTCCGGCTTCGTGTTTGAAGGTGTGCGGTTCTTCGAGTCCACCAACTTCCCCAGCAAGACCATCACCGTTGATATCAACGACGGCGACGGTGCTGTTTCTCACGACACTCCTCCTGCCCTGTTCTTCGGTCCTCAGGCTGTGGGTGTGGGCATCG